CAAGCAGAATATGCAGAAGTTGAAGGACATTGAGAAGATCTCCACAGCCGCCGAAGGCTTTGTTTTTGACTACAATGGAAGAACATATAAGTTCACCGGCAACTTTGCTCCCGTAAACCAGATCTTAGGGCTTTTCAAGTTCGGAAGGGGGAATATTCCTCCTCTACAGTCTAACGAGCTTACAGAGGCTTCTAGACCCCTTACCGTGGCTATTGTGCCAGGGGGGTTCAAGCCACCACACGCAGGTCACTATCTAGCCGCTGAATGGTTCTTTAGTCAGGGTGCTGACGAGGTTCATGTTCTTATTGGAAGAAAGAACCGTGTTGGCAACTGTAATGAACAAGCTGTTGATATTGACGAGAATCAATCCTTAGCTTTGTGGAATTTATACGCCAAGGCAAATGGTATGGAAGATAAGTTTGTGATAAAGATCGCTGACGGAGCGACACCAGTTAAACAGACTTATGATATGCTAGAGACGTTCCCAGAGGGGACTATGGTATTACTGGGTCGTGGTGAAAAAGACGTTAACGATAAAAGGTTTGAAAGAGCCCCAGAGTATGCTGCAAAGCATAACCCAGGTATCACTGTTAAACAACTTCTTATTCCAATGATGGCAGGTGGCGTTTCGGGTACAAAGATGAGAAACGAAATCATTGCCTGCGGTGACAAAGAAGCTTTTGCTAAATACATTCCTCTTACAGATCAAAATGATATTGATGAGGCATGGGACATAGTAACGAGCAGAAAGAAAGTTGACTCTATTCAGGAAATGATTAAGCGAGAGTTCGCAAATATTTTCGGCTAACCATTTTACAAACTATATACTTATATATTTTGAAGAGAGCACCTTATGCAATTTGATAGAAACGAAATAATTCGAGAAGTTAGAAAAGAGATGAAACTTAGAAAGATAGTTTCCGAATCTCTTGAAAAGATTTTTGCTTCCAACGTAAAGAAAGCCACAAGTCAAATCCTACAAGAAAGAGAACTGAGGAAAGTTCTAGTAGGTGTCATCGCCGAAGCAGGAGCAGAGGTTGTTCCACACAGATCTACCGGCATCAATGTACTTGAGGATCTTCTTAAAAAGATTATCCCAACAATCGAACAAGACTACAAAAAGTTAACAACAAGCGCCGAACAAAGAGATGCATTTAAGTCTCATATTGTTAACGCTATACAGAACTCACTTGCACCACTCCGAGCAGCAGAAGAGGCCGGTGAACCAGTCATTGATATCGATGAAGATATCAACGTAGATCTTGCAGCAGCAGATGATCTTGGAATGGACATACCATCAGAGTTGGACGTTGATAACATCGATGCTGATGAAGAAAAGTTTATTGATATTGATTCTGACGGAATCCCAGATGATGTTGATTCTGATATCGATGCTCCACAGGATGGAGACATGACAGGAAGAAACTTTGCTGAGAACACATTCAATAAGATCGAAAAACAGATCGGCGAAGCATACGCACTTCTTGGAGATCTAGAAGATAAGGACGTTTTCTACGATTATCTTATCACCAACATTAAGTTATACTTTGATAAGTTCGAAGATGAACTTAGCAGAGTTTTACCAGAGCCAACAACTCCTGAGTATGAAAAAGAAAAGGATGAGCTTTCAAGTGAGCTAGGCGATGGAGAAGAAGAGGCAACATTTGGATTAGACGATCCAGGTGCCCTCGAAGATGAACTTGAAGATTTAGGAGAACTATAAAATGGCATCCCCAAGAAAAAGAAGAGAAAGAAAGGCAGCAAGACTTGCACAGCCTGAAGCAGCAGTAGAAGCTCCAGCACCAGTAGTTGAGCCAGAGCCAGTTGAGATTGTCGAGGAGTCAGCAGCAGCCCCAGCAAAGACGGTTACAAAAACAACCACAACTACTACTGACACTGAGACAACTGCAAAGACCACTACTACCACAACGACAACTGCTAAGAAAACAGCAAGAACTCGTGAAGAAGCCAAGAAGCACTTTCTCGACAAATTAAACAAAAAGTAAGCTTTTTACTTGACAAAACACTCCTTTTCTGCTATGATTATCACATCATAGACAGGATTGGTGTATCATGAACAAGTTTGAAACTATCGCAACTTCAGTAGGTCGTTTAGTAAAAGAAAAGAATGAAGCCTACGGAGACTCTTTTGGGAGAGCCCAAGAGATTTTAACAGTTTTGTATCCTAACGGTATTCAGCCAGAGCAGTATACAGACATGCTAGCAGTCATTCGAGTGTTAGATAAGTTGTTTAGAATTGCTAATAAAAAGGATGCTTTCGGTGAAAGCCCTTGGCGAGATATTTGTGGATACGCAGTTCTTGGAATTGCTAAAGATGAGCAGGACCAAGAGTAAACTAAAAACATAGCTACACACCTAGAACCCCTTCTTAATCGTTGGGGTTTTTTTTATTTTCTCCTTTACAGAACCACCGGATCGGTGTATATTGTCTAAACCACCAGACAAGTAGTAACTTACACTACACTCGGTTCTTTGTTAAGTGAATATATTTTTTTTGTTTATATAATAATAATATATTAATAATATAATATAATAAATTATAATAATAAACTAATACTAAGATTCTTTAATTTTAATATTCTTCATCTCACTGATAAGCTTTTTAGATAGATCATCATGTACTTTCTGTTTTACCCTAGCTCTAGCTTTTAAGAAATATTCAGATTTATTCTTTTTGTATTCTTCAAACTTATTATCATCTATCCTTCTAGCAAGATGGAAAGTCTTTCTGTACTTGGTTCTTTCTTCATCAGTTGTATTATTCCAGAACCAACAGTCATCTCTTCTTTTCATTTCTATCTTCTTTTGAAGATCAAAAGAGTAGTTATCTATCATTTCTAACTCCTCTTCAGTGAAATCTGGTAATTCAATACCATATTCGAGACATATAGCAATTAAAGTAATCCAGTCCTCTTCATTATGAGCTTTCTTAGCTTTCATAAAAATCTTTTCAGGGTTCTCCAATTTGGAAACATCAGGATGAGTCTTGGAGGCAACCTTGCGAAACAACTTATTCAGAGATTTGTTTGATACAACATTGCTAGAATCTAAAACATTAATATCTTCTTCAGATTCTTCAGCTTTCTCGCCATCTTCGCTTTCTTCATTATCGCCATCATCCACACTTTCAGACTCTTCATCTTCTGACTCCTCTTTCTCTGATTCATCATTCTCTGCTCGAAGCTCTTCTTCGTATTTCTCTAGGGATAACATAAGTTGTAAAAACTCCAACTCCTCTTGAAAATCTTGATTGAATTTTTGATTAAACTCATCATACAGTTCGTCAGTTTCTTCTTTCTCCATTACAAGATAATTGACTTTAGCCATTACCTTCTTACGCTTTCTTTTCTTGCTCATGTACTAAATACTTTTTTTTATAACAAAAGTTAATTTTGTTCTTGACAACTCATAAAATATCTGGTAATGTGTATACATAATTTGCCCCCGTAGCTCAGTTGGATAGAGCAGCGGCCTTCTAAGCCGACGGTCAGAGGTTCGAATCCTTTCGGGGGCGCAAGTTTTGAAAACTTAATATGCCGGTTTAGCTCAGTTGGTAGAGCGCCAAACTTGTAATTTGGATGTCGTCAGTTCGACTCTGACAACCGGCTCCAAAGGCACCCTTCGTGGGTGCTTTTTTTATTGTATGCTTTCTGAAATCAACTGTCTTATCTGTTGTATGTTGGCTCCAAAAGAAGCAGCATGAAATTGAACATGTGTAGAATGGACAATAGAAACTAAATGTCCTCTCTGATTAAAGACGGGAGAACCAGAACTACCTGGCGATGCTGGCAAGTCACAAATAAAAGTCCCCCCACCAGGGTTCTGGCCACACCACACACCTCGAAGCATTGGGACCATATTAAAATCAAATATTCCATATGGAGCAGCGATATTCCAAACTTCTTCTCCCAGCGCCGGCTGCCTTGCAGATAAAGTAACAGGAACGATGCCCTCAATAAGGTCGCTTCTTAAAATACACAAATCATCAACTTGATTAACTCCTACAATCTGAACATTATCAGCAGTTCTTCCGTATACGTTCATTAGATTATAAGATACATTTCTAGTAATTGACACTATTCTTGTCATTCCAAGTATTTGAAGCATGACACCTTTTTCTTGTTCATTGTTCAAGAAGATGTCCATATTACTTTGTTCACTTTGAGAACATACATGTTCGGCTGTCATTATATAGCTGTGATTATCTCGGTTTAAAAATAATACAGAGGAACCAGACATCTCTACATTTGCACTTTCAACACAAACATATCCTAAAGCCGCCTCTCCACAAACATTGACAGATTCAGTTTTTTTGACTCTTAAAAAAGCTCTTCGTAATTGAGGAAGGTTTATTTCATCATTACTTAGTGTTGCATAGATGCGTTCTTCTCCTATTTCTGAATTTAGAAGACCGGCAACAATACAAGAGATTCCGAGGGCATATAAGGAAACCTTCAGCATATATCAGTATATATGTTCCTTAAACATTTTATGGTTTCTACTTACTAATGGTGTTGCAATTTTACCAGCATCGAGGAAAAATATGACCAAGCGATATGTGCTAGACACGAACGTATACTTAACAAATTACCAATCAATATATTCATACGAAGACGGAGAAATCATAATACCACTAAAAGTTTTAGAAGAAATAGATAAGCACAAAAAAAGGCAAGACAGCGTTGGCTATAACGCACGACAGACCATCAAGACTCTGGATGAGTTAAGGGACTTAGGAAACCTATGTGATGGTGTGACACTGCCTGATTCAAATGGTCGAATCACAGCAAGAAGCTTTGATACTAAAGATATCCCAACAGATTTGGATTCATCAGACGCAGACAATCAAATTATCTCTGTAGCATTAACTTGTGTTAGGGAGAGTGAAGACCCTCTTATTGTTGTCACAAGAGATATTAACATGAGAGTTAAGTGCGATGCTCTGGGATTGAAGACAGAAGACTACGAGCCAGATAAGGTTGTAGATTCATCAGAGGATCTCTACAAAGGAATAAGAGACATTATCCTACCAGACGAGGATATCAACGATTTTTATTCAGACAAGAGTGTTTTTCTTGAATACGAAAACTTACACCCCAATCAGTATGTAATGCTTACATCCGAGTCAGATGACAAGAAAACAGCACTCGCAAGATTTGTAAAAGAAGGCGAACCTCTTAAAAAAATATTTGATACAACACAAGTATGGGGTGTTAACGCAAGAAACAGAGAGCAGCAGTTTGCTATGGACGCTCTAATGGACCCAGATATCCCTCTAGTGTCTTTAGTCGGTAAGGCTGGAACTGGTAAGACCATCTGTGCCATTTCTGCCGGACTACAACAGGTAATGGAGAGGTCTACAAGAACATATAACAGGCTCATCATTTCAAGGCCCGTACAACCAATGGGTAAAGATATTGGATTCCTACCAGGAACAATGGAAGAAAAGATGCTACCATGGTTGATGCCGATTCAGGATAATTTAAAAAATCTTTTAGGCAACGACAAAGCAAACGTAGAGATGTACATGGAGAAGGGTTTGATTGAGATTGAGGCGTTGACCTACATTAGAGGTCGCTCCATATCCAAGGCTTTCGTAATCATCGACGAAGCCCAGAACCTTACACCACATGAGATTAAGACAATCATAACAAGAGTAGGTGAGGGAACCAAAATTATTTTAATTGGCGATGTAGAACAGATTGATAATGTCTATATCAATGAAACATCCAACGGGCTCGCATATGCCATTGAAAGAATGAAAGAATCTCAACTTTCCTCTCATGTATCCTTTACGAAGGGTGAACGCTCCAAGTTAGCAACTTTAGCTTCTAAGGTACTGTAAACTAAAAATAATACTTTACATTTACCCTATTAGGTGTTACTTTGTTGCTTAGGAGTAATTTATGAGCAACGAACAACCTGATTTACCAAAGATTTCCGATTTCGATGAAAACGAAAATCCTACATTAACAGAAGAAGTTACGACAAACACAGAGATGAAGTCGTGGCTTGTTGAATATGTTGGCACAAAACTAAACCCAGAAGACGACACAGTTACTGTAGAAATGATCGTAGAAGTTATGTCTGAGGAATTCCCAGAATTCCTTATGGCTCTTGCAGAAGAGAATTGGATTCGAGGGTATAGACAAGCCTTAACAGATGTTGAGGTCGGCCAAAAAGCCCATCAGAACGAAAAGAATTTTGATATTATAAGAAAGAACTAGGTAGTATAAATGTCTTTAAGAAACTATATCACAGAATCATCTAAGAAAACAAAACAGTATCATGTTTTTAATAGAATATCTTTTTATGTTCTATCTGACCTACCGGATGACGTTGATGTTGTTTCTGTAATAAGCGATCTTGAAGACACCATACCAGAGCAGTTGATGTTCAATGTGGAAACAATTATGGTTGGTAGATTCGACTTTCTTTTAGATCGTGGAATTAAAGCATCATATCAAGATGGAGCCATATATGTATTGCCAGACCAGGACAGCGACAAGGATATGTTAGATGATATTGTCCACGAGGTTGCTCACTCAATTGAGGAGACATCCTCTATGGAGCTTTACTACGACAGAGAAATAGAAAATGAATTTATCGGAAAGAGAAAGCGCCTTGCCCGCACACTAGAGGCTAATGGATTTGATATCAGTTCTTACAACTTTTTAAATCCAGATCACGACAAGAAGTTGGATGAGTTCCTATGGTATGAGGTTGGCTACCCAACACTATTGAGTATGACAATGGGGTTGTTTATAACACCATACTCATCGGCTTCTATGCGTGAATACTTCGCAGAGGGTTTTGAGGCTTTTTACCTAGACGATAGGGATTATATCAAGAGTACAAGCCCAGCCCTTTATAACAAATTACAAGCAATAGAAAAAGCTTTAGGAGAATGATATGCCAAACATGACAGACCGCATAGCAAATAAAAAAATTACTGTAAGTAATGATAAGTCAAAAGTAACAATCAATATTACTTTGGTTGAACAAGACCTTTCAGTGTATGATAGATCAGTACAGGCTGACAACAAGAATGTAAGAAGTCTTCTAATCTCAGAGGGATATGAAGTAGAAAATATTATAGAAGGATGTGTTATTAATAATAGCAAATCTCTAGGAGCCACAGGTGAAGATCTCTCCGGCAAATGGGTATTTTCTCTCAAAGGTGCTAAAAAACCACAACCCAAAAAGAAGATAATAACAAAGACAACAGTAAAAACTAACTTGACAAAAGAGACAAAAAGTGTTACTGTTACGCAAGAGGATCAACAAAAAGAAGATTCAGAAAGCGTAGAATAAATTGTCACACATATCTTTTTCAGCCCTTAAGAACTGGAACCAATGTCCCTACTACTATAAGCTAACTTATGTAGATAGGGTCAAGAAGTTTCTAGGAAACCAATACACAGCTTTCGGAACAGCACTTCACAGTGCTTGTGAGAATAAGGTTTTAAATGAGTCTTTGAATGAGCAGGAGCACTTTACACAAGCGTTCCTTCAAGAACTACAGAACCTACCGGAGGATGTTCGCCTTGGTATACCCGAAAAAGATATTGAGAACATGCATGTCAGTGGCAAAGAGCTTGCCACGCTAGCAATCCCAGGATTAAAGAGTATGTTCGGGGATGATTTTGAAGTAGTATCAACCGAGGAGCAGTTGTATTCTGATATTCAAGGAGCCATTGAGAAGGATACAGATTATAAGTTTAAGGGCTTCATAGACCTCGTTGTTAAAACCTCTGATGGTAAATATCACATTATTGATTGGAAGAGTTGC